TCACTCGGAGGCGCAGTCTGACATGCCTTGAGAGGATTCCCAGTCGGCATAATTGCGTCCGTCTGGGAGCTTCCAAAGGATCCGGCCATTGGCGCTCGCACCAATGACAGCCGCAGCTGCGGCAGAGGCAGACGTGAAGCTGTAGGCGCTTGCGAAGACAAGAAAATCGCCTTCTTCGCGGAGGACGCCTTTCTCGAAAAGGGTGTTCCGGAGCGTGACGGTCCCTCTCGGTATCGTTCGCGTCGTCCGGACCCTTGCCTTCGAACCTGCTGTGACGACAAAATCCCCGGAGGGCCCAATCTCCATCTCTGCCGCGAAGCCCTCGCCTCGGAGGAAGAACCTAGGGCTTTCATGGATTTCAGCCGCTGGCAGTTCTCGCCCTGCGATCTGCTCCGCCGCTCGACCGCGGACTTCTCGGAAGAGATCCCAGCCGAGGGCTCCGACCAGCGTTTTCGTCTGATCCACGAACTCGTCCATGGCCGCGCGGTCGGGGAGCGGTAGCTTGCCCGCGTCGTCGGAGGGCGTGCGAGTGTTGGGCAGGGTCCAGCGGGGATTGCTAACGACGCCCCGGATCAGGCAGGCTTCCACATAACGCGCGTGGCTTTTGGTCAGGTTCTCGTCCTTGCTGATCAGCACGACCGTGTCGGTCCAGAAGCCTTTGGCATCGCGACCGGCTTCATTCGAGTTGTGATACGATAGGCGAGCGCCGACGCCTTCGGACTCGCCGATGTATGCGAGCTGCCGGTCCTGCGCGTCTTCATCGGCACCGATGAGGATGTAGACGCCTGGCCGTTCGATCTCGGGAAAAGCCTCCCGCACCCGACGTAGCTGATTTCGTCGAAAGGCGATGGCTTGGATAGTTGACATCGAGATCTGTGCCACCCGAATGCCGTTCGGATCGCCGTCGAGAAGGAAAATGTTGATCGAGCGGGGCTTCATGAAGGTGACCAATGATTAAATTAAACCGCCAATTTAGAAGGGGCGTCAAAGAACACGCGATTTTTTGCCAATGCCTTCAAAGCTCGCCACCTTTTTGCTTCAGCCAAGCTTTACGAATTTCATAGTCTGGCATGACAGAACTGAGCATTTTCCAGAATTTTTCTGAATGGTTTGGAACCTTGATGTGCACCAGCTCGTGCACGACAATATATTCGATGATTCTGGGTTGCAGCTGCATTGTCCGCCAGTGAAAGTTCAATGTCCCATCTGCGCTGCATGAGCCCCACCTGTATCCAAGATCCATTACCTGGACGAAGCGCCCGGGCTCCACACCAACGATTCTTTTCCACCTCTGAACAGTCTCATTCAGGTAGGGATGTGCCGCCCTAGTATAGTATTCTTCAATCCGCTTGCCCCCCGAGGCAGCTTGCTCTCGCCGCAACAGAAGCCGATCGCCCTCGAACCTGACGCTCGGCACACCGGTCACATTTTTAGGAACATCAACGAGTTTGAGGCGATAGTGCTTCCCAAGCAGATGGAAGCCTTCGCCATCCACAAACTCTGCAATCCGAAAAACATCCTCGCGCGCACTTTCGCCCTGCTCAGCGAGCTTTTGGTGAACCCATAATAGCTTTGAGGCTATAAGCTTTGTCGCCTCATCTAGCGCTACTTCCTGCGGGAGATGAGCAACGAGAGATTTGTCTCGTTCAACCGTAACGCCGACCGTTCTCCGCCTTGTGCTTCGCTTCACTGAGAAGACGAGCTCATCAATCTCGATCGTTTCGCTCATGAGGTGAATGCCGCTCGGTTTGCCCTCGCTACCCCCATGCAGTCGGAAGAAATCGCGTCCAATTCACCGAAATCGAAGATACTGCAGTTGTCGAGATGCTGGAAAATCCAGCGCCTGGCCGCCTCTTGGCTTACCGGATTGTCCCAGAACCCTGAGACAGCGCTTTCCTCTCGCAAGTGCTGAACGATCCTGGCGGAAAGCTCTGCCAAGTCCGCATCTCGATCATCATTGCCATAGCGCAGGCGGAGGATGCCGAAGATCGGAGCTTCCGTGTGAGGTTCAAGACCGTGGACCGAGAAGCCGCCACCAGAGCGAGCGGTAGCTTCGTCGATCAGCGCCTGAAGTTGCCGGGCAATCTCATCCCAGTCCTCGTGGTGGCTCGTGAGGATGCCCTCAAGGCGATCGCTGAGTGTCTTGTACTTCGCAGGGTCCTTCTCGAAGGAAATAGAAATGTGGTGGCGAAGGGCGTTTTCCATTTCCGCTGCCTTCGCCCGACCGCCCGGTTTCCGCGCCACCTCGGCGGCAAAGTTCGGGTCCAGGATCTCGATTGGAGGTACTTTCGGATCGATGCCGTGCGCCTCGATGAAGGCATCGAGCATGGCTTGAACCTTGTGGGCGACCCCCCGGACGTCGAGCGAACGATCTCGGTAAAGGTTGGCCGCAGCCTTGGCGATAAACGCGAAAATCTTCACGTCACGCGTGAATGGTCGTGCCTCGGGGCGCGGCATGAGGGCATCGAACAAGCCGACGAGTTTCTTGACGAGAACGAGGAACTTAGCCCGGAACTTCTGGTCCTTCAGCTTGGCTACGCATGTGTCGACGTAGGCTTGCAGGTCGGACCCGAGGGTTATCCCGACATCGGAGAAGTGTTTGACCACTGCGTCACGCGCTTGCCGCAGCTCCGGCAAGAGGTCTTCAGGCTTTCCGATGCCGCCGGTCAGATCGCTTTGGTCTTCCGCGTCGTAGATCGCCAAAGCGTCCGCGAGGTTCTTTCCGACACCGTAGTAGTCGACGACGATACCGAAGCGCTTGGCCTCCCCAGCCGTCCGGTTGGTGCGAGCGATGGCCTGCAGCAGCTCGGCGCCCGATATGGCCCGGTCGAGATACATCGCCTGTTCGACCTTGGCGTCAAAGCCGGTGAGCAGCTTGCTTTTCACCACCAGGATCGCGAGCGCGTCCTGGGACAGCGGCTTCTTGAAGCGTTCGATGCGCTGCTTCGTCTCCGAAACACCGCCCCAAGCCTTCAGATGTGGCAGGTCGTTGTGGTCCACGGATATGACCGCCGCGAACTCGAGCGCCTTGATCGCGTCCAGATAGGGCAGCGCCGTGGAGAGGAACGCCACGTCGCCGCCAGCCTCCTGCGCATCTTCCGGAGCGATATCCTTCAGGATGTCCGCAGCGCCCTCGATGGCGGCAACGATCTCGTCGCGGGCGTCATTCAAGGCGTCGACGTACTGAACCGCCAACTCCCTGCTCGCTGCGACGAGCTGCGCTTTCAGGTCGTTGGGGAGAATGTTGACGATGTAGTGCCGGAGCACATCGATCGCTTTGGCCTTCAGCGGGTCAGCCGCGTTGAGGACACGCGCACGCGTTGCATAGCGGTCCTTGATCGCCTCGCGCTCGTCGGCCGACTTTCCGGCAAAGGTGGCGTCGAACAAGCCGTCCAGCGTGCCCTTGTCCGTGACGTCGGCCTTCAGCTCCCTCCCCTCGTAGAGGATTTTCACGATGGCGCCGTCGGCCTCTGCGTCCCGGAGGAGATAGCGGTCGATGTAGGTGCCAAAGATCTCCCGAGTCTTCTTCTTGTTCTTCTCTTCGATCGGCGTCCCGGTGAACCCGATGCGCGCGGCGTTGGGCAGAGCGTCGAGCAGGTTCTGGTGGAGCCCGCTGGTGTGCGAGCGGTGCGCCTCGTCGATGAGGACGAGGACGTCCTCGCTCTCGTTCAAGACGGGGAACGCCTTTCGCTCGCCGATCTTCGCGACCAGTTTGCCGGAGCGCAGCTCGTCGGTCTTGGCTGGCAGCAGGTTCTCGCCCTTGGCGTCAGGCTGCTCGTCGTTCTCGGCCGCGAACACGATCTCCTGCTCATCACCTTCGCCGTTCCGCTCCTGCAGCTTCTGGATCATGACGAACACGAGATCCGGCTCCTGCCGGCCCAGATGCGTCTTTGCGCCATCGGCATTTCGCGCGACCCGCATGACCTGGCCGGCCAGTTTCGCCGTCTTGGAAAGCTGATCCTCCAGGTCGGTCCGGTCGGTGACCACGACCACCTTGAACCGTCGGAGCGCCGCGATCGTCCGAAGCTTCCTGACCAGGAACACCATCGTCAGGCTCTTTCCCGAGCCTTGGGTATGCCAGATGATGCCGCCCCGGCGGTCGCTCATGCCATCCTGGCGGCGGGTCTTGCCCTCCTGCAGGCGCTGCAGCGCGATGTGGACGGAACGGAACTGCTGGTAGCGCGGTACCACCTTGATGCGCACGCCGTCGTCCGTCGTCATGTAGACGGTGAAGGAGCGCAGCGCGTCGAGCAGGTACTGCGGCCGCAGTAGCCCCGCCGCCATGACCTCCTGCTGCACCAGATCCGTGCCCGGCGCCTTGCCAAGCTCGCCGCACACCTCGTCCATGGCGGCGCGCGTCTGCTCGATGCCGACCGGCTTGACCGAGCGCCACGGGAGGAAGTCGTCCGGCCGTGCGGTGACCGAGCCGACGCGGGCGTCGTAGTAGTCGGTGGCGATGAGCAGGTGGTTCGTCCAGAACAGCCGCTCCGCGCCCTCATTCTTTTCGGGCACTCGCCGGTTGGCGTAGCGGCGCATCTGGTCGATGGCGGTCGCGATGGGGTCGGTGACAGCGGGGCTCTTGGCCTCGATCACCACCAGCGGCAGGCCGTTCACGAATAGCACGACGTCCGGCACGATGAACCCGCGGTCGCCGACGGCGCCGGGCGGATCCACGCGGAACTGGTTGACCGCGACGAACTCGTTCTCGTCGCCCGGCTCGAAGCCGATGAAGCGCACGCGGCGTTCGTGCTCGCCGTCGGGACCCGAGACGTTAACGCCGCGCACGATCCTGTCGTGCAGTTCCTCGTTGATCGCGATGAAGTCCCGCGAGGTCGGCCGCTCGAGCTGCGAGATCGCCTGGCTGATGCGGCGCTCGTCCAGCCATTCGGACCCGTCGCCGTTGCGGTTCAGACGGCGCAGCGCGGCCTCGAGCCGGTCGCGCAGCAGCGTCTGCTGGAAGGTGTCGCGGCCGAGCAGGTGATAGTCCTTGCGGCCGGTGCTCGGGTCCTCGTCGGCGCCCTCGACATGGGACCAGCCCATGACCCCCAGCTGGCGCAGGAGCGGGCGTTCGACGACATTCAGTTCGTCCAGACGGTCCTGCTGGCTCATTCGGCAGCCTCCCGGATCGCCACGACAGGCTTGCGGCCAGTGAGGAGGTCGTCTCGCAGACCAAGCCGGAGTGACGCCAGCTTCTCGCGCTCGGATATCAGGGCGTCGATCTCGGCCTGCAGCGCATGAACCGCCTTCATGGCATCGACCTGATCGGAATGCGGTAGCTTCCTGAGTGGCAGGCGAAGAAGCGAGTTGCGGGCGATGTTCTTCATGCTACCGCTCGTTCCGGTCGCTTCCCCTGTGATGAATGCGCGAGCCTGGCGGGTCTGCAGGATGGTGGCGACCCATTCAGGCAGAATGCCGTCGTCTTCCTTCACCCGGACCGCCCAGAGACGATCCGGCAGGAACAGGCCCGGATGATCCTGATCCACGAATGCGTTTTCGCCAACCAACTGAGGCGTGTTCATGCGGCTGAACAGGATCAGGCCAGCTTCGACAGGGCATTTGAGGCGGCTGACCTCGCGCGGCCAGACCGCCTTCGACTCAAGCGGCCTGAAGCGCCCGCCGCCGACCGCGCTAGTCTTCAGAACGCCATATTCTCCCGCTGAGGGCGGCCGGTCATCGGCGTTCACACTGCAGCCGGACGAGATCGCGGCGACGAGTCTAGCCAAAGTATCTGGAGCGTCCGAGCTCCCGATCTGGCCCGGAATTGAAATGAGGTCGTCTAGCAGACCAAGCCGAATAGCCTCGTGCTTCTCTATCAAGACGTCAGTTTCGAGGACCGCATCGTCGATGGCGTCGAGGACGTCGGCGATTTTTGCGCGCTCTGCCGGCCCGTGGCCCGTTATTGAAATTCCTTGGACGTCGCTGTTCTTGAGGTTGTTAATAGCGCTTCCCGAAAGAATGATGTCGATGCTTCGCCGAAACTGTTCGCCTTGGAATACGTGACGCAGGAAGGCTGAGTCGCTCTCGGTCTTTGGGTGAAATACTGAGCAGAAGGCCCCCACAGTGAGTGGCGCGCCGTACTCGCCCTTGTATCGCGCCGCCTTGCCAACAAGCGCCTTCGATCCGTTCGACATGCAAACGACAAGGTCGCCCTCTCCAACGGCCTGAGCGGGTTTGACCAAGTAGCTCGGCACGATCTGTATAGATGTAAAATCTAGCTGCCCATCTTGGATATTCGTGGAGCGAAGGAGAACCGTTCGATCCCGTCCAAAGTCTTCTTGCAGATGCTCCGGGCGATAAGAGACACCCCTGACCCCATCAGCTAGGTCTCCTATCCTGATCGTGGGATCTTCACGCATACCCGAGTTCCTTCAGGTATCCATCAAGCCGCGCCGTCGCGTCCGCCCTCCGGCTCCCGATCCTCGCGAGGCTGACACGATACTTGTCCCAGAGCCGCTCCAGGTCGGCCACCAGAACACCGACCCGGCGGACGCGGGCGCGCTCGAGCCGGTCGAGTAGCCGCTCGCGGTCGATGTCGAGAACCAGTTCGCGGCAATCATCGTCGTCCAGTTCGGCCCGTGCAGCCGTCAACCGCTCGACAAAAGCGGCCTTCAGTCGCCGCAGCGTGGCGCGCGCCTCCTTCAGCTCTTCCTTGATCGCCTCATAGGGGGCGAGCATGGCGTCGATGGTCTCGGCTTCCTCGAACAGCGGCGCGAGGCGGCGTTCGATGGCTGCCAGTTCGGCCTCGAACTCCCGCACATCCATGCCCTGCGCGCGCATCCAGTCGATGGAGCCCTTGGACGGCTTGCCGGTGCCCGTCGTCTTCACCAGCTCCTTCCGGCGCTTGTCATCATCCTTCATTTCGGCGCGCAGTTCCTTGCGCCGCTTTTCCAGTTCCTTGGCGAGGTTGCTGCCTTCCTCGGCCCCGTCCAGCCAATCCTCGGCGCCCTCGACCCCGTCGCCCGTCTCCCAGGCTTCTTTCTCGGCCTTGATCTGCTCCACTTCGGCCTGCGCGGCGGACAGTTCGGTGACGTAGTCCGCCATGCGATGGCGCACGAAGGGATGGGCGAGCAGCTCCTCCAGCGTGACCTTCACGGTCTTCTTGGCGTCGCTGTCCTCGTCGTCATCGGCGTCTTCATCCTCCAGCGCCGAGCGCAATGTCTCGACCCAGCCGTCGACCAGTTCGGCGAACCCGTTCTCGACGATGACGCGCAGCTCGTAGCGGATTTCGTCCCACCAGCCCGCGATGGAGCCCATCAGCGCATAGCGGTCGAGGCAGCCGACCGGCAGCATGGCGGGCTCGAAGCTGTCGAGCATCTCGCGGCGTAGCGGCATCAGGCGCTTGCTTTCGGGAAGCTCCGCCAACCCGGACCGCGCCGACGACCACCAGGCATCGAAGGCCGCGACCATCTCACCCTGCCGGGTCGCGACGCCAAGGTCCGACTCGACGAGTGCCCTGATATCGGCGCGCTTCTCGACGGTGTCCGCGAACTCGGCGTAGTCCGCATCGCGGTCGACGAACGGCGTGTCGACGTCGAAGCCTTGTGCCTGCGCATGCGAGCGGATGCTCACGATTTCCCGTTTCGGCACGCCGCCATGGAGGTGGGCGCGCACGTCGTGGGGCTCGGGCGGCGGGCTGCTGTCGGCATAGCGCCGGATGTTCAGGTTGCCGGCTTCGTCCTTGATGATGGCCGTGTTGTCGATGACCGCCGCGAAGCCGGGCACGTCAGCGAACGCGTCGTAGGCGCTGACGATCTTCTCGATGTGCTCCGGGTCCATGAAGTTCTGTGCGCGCCCTTCGCGATACTCGCGGTCCGCGTTGATGAAGAGCACCTTGCCCTTGCGCGCGTCCGGCTTCCCGTCCGGGTGGCGCATCACAAGGATGCAGGCCGGGATGCCGGTTCCGTAGAAGAGGTTCTGCGGCAGGCCGATCACGGCCTCGATGCAGTCCTCCTTGAGCAGCGCGATCCGGATCTTCTTTTCTTCGCCGCCGCGGAACAGCACGCCGTGCGGCATGACCACGGCCATCTTTCCGGTCTGCTTGAGGCTGGCCAACATGTGCTGGGCGAACATCAGGTCGGCCTTCTTGCCCGTCGTGGGACACCAGCCAAATCGGAAGCGGTCGCCGAACTGAATCCCGCGCTTGGTGTAGTTCTGGCTGAAGGGCGGATTGGCGATCACCCGGTCGAACCGCATGAGGCGGCCGTCCTCGATGTGCTTCGGATCAACGAGTGTATCGCCGTTCCGGATGTCGGCGTCAGGGATGCCGTGGAGTAGCAGGTTCATCCGGCAGATGGCCCAGACCGCGCCGTTGTCCTCCTGGCCATAGAGGCTCAAGCGCCGACCGTCGTGCTGCAGGGCGTATTCGTAACCCTGGTTCAGCATGCCGCCGCTGCCGCAAGTGGGATCGTAAAGCGATGTGCCGCCCTGCGGATCGAGGATGCGGACCATCAGCTGCACCACGCCACGCGGCGTATAGAACTCGCCGGCCTTCTTGCCGGCAGAGTCAGCAAATTCGCTGATCAGATACTCGTACGCAGCGCCGAGCAGGTCCGGAAACTCGAAATCCTCGTCCAGAAGCCGGTACTTGTTGAAGTGGCTGATGAGACGGCGAAGCCTCTCGTCCGGGATCTCCGACTCGCCAACCTTCCGGGCGAAATTGATGTGCCCCAGCACGCCCCTCAAGGCGTTGTGGTTCTCGTTCTCGAGCCCCTCGAGAGCCTTGTTCAACTCGTTGGCGACGTTGGCGTGGACGTCGTTCAAGAGTCGGTCCCAGCGGGCGACTGGAGGAACGAAAAAGGTTTTGGTGTAGGAGGACGGATGATCTGCGCGCTGCAGGGCCTCCGTTTCTGATCGGCCAAGCGCACGTTGTTCCTTCAGAATCTTCTCGCGCTGCTGCTCGAACACGTCGGAGCATCGCTTCAGGAACAGTATTCCGAAAATGTACTCCTTGAACTCCGACGCATCCATCTTGCCGCGAAGGATGTCGGCGGCCGCGAACAGGTGGCGTTCAAGTTTTTCGAGAGTTAGTTTTGCCAATGTCGCGCCTGTCATAGAATGAATGTGCAGGGCATCGAGCACTGTGCTGACGGCCCCAACTCTCCGATTTTACTAACCGATTGAACGGCTCGGGGAAAGGACCGGCTTGTTGCCGTCGCGCGATGATGCCGTTCCGACCGCGTCATGCTGCTCGTTCCAAGCTAGTGGGAACGGCTCCAGGACGCGCGCCAACGTCACCGCTGGCCCGTGTCTGCCGTCAAGTATTGCTTCGACGATGTCCGGTGCGAGCAGGGTCAGGCGCAGGACACGCGTCAGGTAGGAGGAGGCGATCCCTTCGCGCTCAGCCAGTTCGGCGATGGTGGTGAACTCGCCCGAGTCCAGCATGCGATTCCAGCGGAACGCGCGCGCCAGCGCCTTGACCAGCGTGTTATCCGTTCGACGCGGTTGCGCGGCGCTGTCCGGCAATTGCATCTCCTTCCGCCCGCCGCGTTTCACGACGCGGAACGGGATGTGGAGCGTGATAGTCTTGGTGCGGATCAGCGACCGCGCGGATGTCGAGCCGATCTGGCGCGACATCCAGGCCGGGCACATCCGGGCCGTCTCCATCGGCTATCAGGTCCACCGCTTCGACATCTCCAAGCCCGATGGCGGGCGCGAGCTCTGGCGGGCGGTGGACTGGACCCCGTTCGAGGTCTCGGCCGTGCCGGTCGGCGCCGACCCAGCCGCAGGCTTCCGCGCCAAGGGCGAACATCACGACTGCGTCCTCCATCGCCGGGACGCCCCCACGCAAGAAGGAGCATCCCCGATGACCGACAAGACCCCGGCGAGTGACGCCGCAACTTCCGCTACCACCCAGCCGACCGAGCCGAATGATACCGAGGATACCCCCATGACCGAGCCGAAAACGGCTGCGTCCGACCCGAAGGTCGCGGCCAGCGAACCGAAGGTCCACGCAAGTGAGACGCGCAGCCAGCCGAAGACGCAGGCAGCGCCCGCGCCTGACAGCGAGGCCATCGCGACCCGTGCCCGCGAGGCCGAACGCGACCGCGTCTCGACCATCTACGATCTGACCGGCCGCCTGAACCTCGAGCGCAGCTTCGCCGAGGATCTGGTGAAACGCGGCGTCAGCGTCGATGAGTCCCGCCGCCTGATCCTCGATCAGGTTGCGGCCAAATCCGACGAAACTCGGACCTTCCCGCATGTCTCTGTACCCCTCGGCGGCCGGGACGAGCGCATCACCCGCCGCGACGCGGTGGCGAACGCGCTGCTGCATCGCTACAGCCCGACGCTGTTCCAGCTGGAGGACGCCGCGCGCCAGTATCGCGGCATGACCCTGCTGGAACTGGCCCGCGAAAGCCTTGGCAATGCGGGGGTGAACACGCGGGGGCTCTCGCGCGACGAGGTGGCGACGCGGGCGCTGCATTCGACCTCCGACTTCCCCGAGATCCTGTCGGCGGTCACCAACAAGACCCTGCGGCAGGCCTACGAGGCCTATCCCCGCACCTTCATGCTGTTCTGCCGCCAGGTGCTGGCCACCGACTTCAAGTCCATGCACCGCGTCCAGCTGGGCGAGGCCCCGCAACTGCTGGAGGTCGGCGAGAGCGGCGAGTTCAAGCGCGGCACGCTCGGTGAGAGCAAGGAAAGCTACAAGGTCAAGACCTATGGCCGTGTCGTCGCCATCACCCGTCAGGTGCTGATCAACGACGATCTCGACGCCTTCACCCATGTACGGCAACTCCATCGCCCAGCTGGAAAGCGACGTGGTCTGGGGCATCATCACCGCGAATCCGGCGATGGCCGATGGCAACGCGCTGTTCCACACCACGCACAAGAACCTCGCCGGCACCGGGGCTGCGCTCGATGTCGGCAGCGTCGGCGCGGCGCGGGCGGCGATGGCCAAGCAGACCGGCCTCGACAAGAAGACGGTGCTGAATGTCCGCCCCGCCTTCATGATCGTGCCCGCCTCGCTGGAACTGAGGGCCGAGCAGCTGGTGGCCCAGAACCTCGTGCCCGCCGCGACGTCCAGCGTGGTGCCGCAGTCGATCCGCACGCTCGCTCCGATCAGCGAACCCCGGCTCGATGCCGCCAGCGAAACCGCCTGGTATCTGGCCGCGAGCCCGAACCAGATCGACACCATCGAGTACGCCTATCTCGAGGGTCAGCAGGGCGCCTACATCGAGACGCGCAACGGCTTCGACGTCGACGGGGTCGAGATCAAGTGCCGCCTCGATTTCGGCGCCAAGGCCATCGACTGGCGCGGCCTCTACAAGAACCCGGGCGCGTAACCCGCATTCCAACATGCTGAACCCTGACACGCGGGCGGTCCTGACGGGCCGCCCTTCGTCGTTCCACAAGGATCCTCCCCATGAAAACCTACGTCCAGCCCGGCAACACCATCACCCTGACCGCACCCTACGCCGTCGCCTCGGGCGATGGCTTGCTCGTCGGCTCCATCTTCGGCGTGGCCTCCGGCACCGCCGCCCTCGGCGAGGCTGTCGAGGCTGCGCTCGTCGGCGTGTTCGATCTGACCAAGGTCGGCTCCCAGGCCTGGACCGCGGGCGCCAAGGTCTATTGGGACAACACCAACAAGCGCTGCACCACCGTCGCGACCGACAACACCCTCATCGGTGTCGCGACCGAGGCAGTGGCCAGCGGCGCGGGCGACACCATCGGCCGGGTGCGCCTGAACGCGGCCTTCTGATGAGCGCCTTCGCCGCCGCCGTCGGCGCACTCTTCGCCGATCCGAACATCGGCCGGGACGCGGTCTACATCGCCGACGGCGGCGCGCCAGTCCTCGTGCGCGTCGTCGCCCGGCGCGCCGATGTAATCTCCGATTTCGGCGACGCCCGGCTCTGGTCCGAGACCACCCGAATCGACCTGCGCGTGGTCGAGGTGGCGAACCCGCGCCCCGGCGACCGCATCGTGATCGACGGTGATGCCTTCCTCATCCAAGGCGAGCCCGCCCGTGACCGCGAGCGGCTGGTCTGGACCGTCGATCTGAGGCCTGCGTGAAACTGAAGCTCGATATCGATCCCGACATCGTCGCGATGGTGGCAGCCGAGGTGGCGGCGGGCGAACGCGCCGTCTTGGCCGCGATCAGGGAGGCCGGGACCGAGTTGAAGGACGCCTGGCGCGCACAGATTACTAGCGCGGGTCTCGGAGCTCGGCTCGCCCGAACCATCCGGTCAGAGCAGTTCCCCAAGGGCAAGCCCCGCCTGAGCGCGGCGGCGCTGGTGTGGTCGAAGGCCCCGGTCATCATCGGCGCCCATGACACAGGCCCGCTGATCCGGTCGAAGAACGGCTTCTGGCTGACGATCCCACTGCCCGCCGCAGGCAAATCCCTGCGCGGCGGCCGGATCACGCCCGGCGAATGGGAACGACGGCGCGGGCTGCGCCTACATTTCGTCTATCGCCGCACCGGTCCGAGCCTGCTGGTGGCGGAGGGGCGGCTGAACACGAAGGGTCAGGCGGTGGTGTCGCGCTCGAAGACCGGACGCGGTAAGGTCACCGCGCCTATCTTCCTGTTGGTACCGCAGGTCAAGTTGCCGAAGCGGCTGGACCTCGCGCGCGACGCGGACCGAGCGTTGAATAGCGTGCCGGGGCTGATCGTGGCGAACTGGGTGGAGGCGAAATTCTAATAGGTATCATGGAGGTACAATCTTCGAGGCCATATCTCGAAAGAAATCACAGTAGGCAATGAAGTGAGTCTTGTTTTGCTGAATCGCTTGTTGTCCGAAGTGCCGCTGAACAGGCGCTTGCAGGAGGGCAGCAGCCCCGTAGCCTTGCTTTAGCTGCCCATTGGCTGGTTGAAGGAAATGGATTGCTGTCGCCTTGAAATCGGCCTTGCACTTCGTTGAGTCATGCGCAACGCGATTTCTGATGGCGTTCGCGTGCTTTACCAGATCCGATGCGTTCTGGAGAGCTGAAAAAGAGTGCGCTGAGAAATAGAAATCTGCGACCTTGCGAACCCACTTTGGATCCGAAACCTTCAAGTATGACCTGTCTGGTTTGTAATCCGGGTCGAGAGAGAGAAGTTCGTAGGCGTGTTGGATGGTATCCGCCTTACCTGCCTTGAGTGTCGGCGTATAACCGTTGTTTGTCCTCGCGCCTGTCAGAAACCTGACGAGAGAGCGTTCAATGAACTCCTCCCAGCTTGCCACGACGCCCATGAATGCGAGTTCAACGACCTGGCCGACGTACTTTGGGTGTATTCCTGGGTTGCTGGATGGACGGACTCTCGTTGGCAATGCTTGTATCGCAGCGACCAGAGAAGCCGCCGCGGCGATCTCTGAAAGAAACGCATCTCGGACGTGATCAACCTTAGCAGGACGGCCGCTTGGCACCTGAAACTCTCCTTCTTGTCCACCAATTCTCACTTTGTAGCGCGAGTAGGTCTAGCCTTTTCTGGCTTCTCGCAGAGTAGCGATCAATGCCCACTCATCGCGAAACCATCCTCGCCGCGCTGCACGCGCGGCTCTCGGCGCTGCCAGCCACCGCCCTGCGCGGCGAGGTACTGCCCGAGCGCGTGCCCGCCGCTGGCCTGCTGATCCTGCGCGATGGCGAGCCGGGGGAGCCCGAGGTCACGCTCTCGCCGCTGCGGTACCATTACCAGCACCGGGCCGAGATCGAGGCGGTCGTGCAGGGCGCAGACCGTGACGCGACCTTCGCCGCGCTCTGCGCCAGCATCGGTGCGGCCATCTCTGCCGACCGCACACTGGGCGGGCGGTGCGACTGGATCGAGGCTGAAGCCCCGCGCCCGGTCGATCTGCCCATCGACGGCGCGGCCAGCCTGAAGGCGGCCGTGATCCCGGTGATCCTTCACTACACCACGGCCGACCCGCTGGCCTGA